ATGATTCATCATGTAGATTATCAGGGTCAATGACAGAATCTTTCTGCCACATCTCCTGAATTTTGTCAAGATTCATAAAGGAGTACGTCCATCAGGTGCAACTATATTATACACAGTATACTTGAAAACTACCTCTGCTGTAAAGTACTGTACATCTGTATCAGTAGCTTCAAATTCTAAAGAAGTTAAATTTACTGGAAATAACTGGGAAAACTTAACAATAGCACTTGTATTATAATTACTATTTAAAATATGTAAACTGCCATCACTGTATATAAAATCAAGATCTCTTAATCCATCATCATCTGTTGTTGCTTTTTTATATTGATCTGTAGTTTCTGGATATCCCAATCCTGTTATCCAATTGTGAATTTTCATATAATTAACAAGATCCTCATCAACCAAAAATCTCAATGAAAAATCTCCATATTGTAACTTATCACCAGGAGTATCAATATCTTTTAGATAGCTTGGTTGTGTTGCAGTACCCAAATTTATTTCAGGAATTCTTGCACTATTTGAAAAGAAACTTACTTTAGGTTCCTTTGCTAAAGAAAATTTAAATCCAACAGGAGATAAAAAATTTCTATTAGATATTTGATTTGCTAATGCTCCACTAGTTGCCATTATGAACCTCCGTTACCTCCACCATTTCCACCATTGGAACCATTACCATTCCCACCATTGCCATTACTGCCGTTATCAGAATGGCCATTTCCTGTTTGTCCATTTTTAGTATCCTCATCATGTTCAAGATAACCTCTATTCCCTATATGATAACCTAGAGGAATTTTCTTACATTTTTTACTATCATAACACCAATATTTACCTGGAGGGCATCTTTTAGCAGCTGCCTCTTCAATAAATCTATCAAATTCTTTCATTATTCAATAATAAGATTGTACCATTGCTCACTCATACCCATTATAATATTTCCTGCCATTTCTTTGTTATCTGCATAACCTTCTTCGATAAGATGTTGTACGATCCTATCATGACGATCAACTGCCTCTTTGTATTGTTTTGGTGTGGGTTTCATGGTAATACTACTTTTATTGTTATTTATTCAGATACAACCGTTGCATTGGCCCACCACTTTGGTGTATATGTATAAGTCTTATCTCCCAGTGTTCTAGTTTCTACAGTATTTTTCTGAGCAGTCGCATCTGCTTCATTAGAATATACTTTTCTACTATCATATTCATTAGTCCAATGATTATCACCAGCATAATACTCAGTACCATCTGTTGGTATAGCATTGCCTAAAATACTTCCTTTTTTAATGTGCCAAGGCATAATAGAACACAGGTCTCCAATAACTTATTTAGACAAAAAAAGAGACCCCTGTGAAGGAGTCTCTCTGATTGAAGGAAATATATCCTTTCTTTTTACATGAGGTTTTTAACCTGTACACGTCTGTAGTAACGGTTAGCATTAACCTTAAGTCTACCAAGACCTTGAGATCCAGCATTACCTTCAGCAAATGGGTTTGCAACGATGCCGTATCTTGTCTTAAAGCCGATTTTTGGCTGGAATGAATTCTCTCCAACTGCACGAACCATCTGTAGAGGAACGTATGGGCAATAGAACAGTCCTGCATCATAAGGTGAAGAACCTTTGTATCCACAAACATAGTACTGCTGACCACCTGTTGGTGAGTTAGCTGAATATGGGTCGATGTATACTCTATACTTACCTTGAAGTACACCAGCAAATGTATTGCCTGTGTCATCAACATTAAGGTTAGCATTAAGAGCAGGTGTGTAATCAAGTACACCAGCCATTGTCAATGCAGAAGCAACGTCAGCAGAGCAAAGGATCATGTTACCCTTTCCACGACGAGTTCTCTGTGCGATTGCGTTGGCATCTCTTTCGATCTGGAAGATAAGTCCTTTGAACTTCTCAACTGACCAACGACCATTACTGTCGATGTCTAGATCAAAAATACCTTGAGAAGCAACGTTAGTCTGTGCTCCTTGCTCTGCAACCTTGTAGATTGTTCTAATAACTTCTCTGTTGATTTCCGCAAGGATTTCAGTAGAAAGGATATTAGCAAGTTCTGCTTCAGCATTCAATCCGTGGATTGCCTTAAGGTCTTGAGCAAGCTCTAGTGAGTACTCTGCCTTTAACGCACGTGACTTCGCAGTAACGGTGACTTTCTCGATTGAGAATGCCATTTCGTTGAAGTTTGGTGATCCACTTGTACCAAGGGCTTCAGCAGCCTCAGTATCCATACCACGACCAACATTATATGCTTGTTGTTGGGATCCGTCAGCATCTGGGTTAAGAAGACCTGGATTGTCACCACTGCCTTGTGCAGTTGTACCCATACCAACGGTAACACCATCAGTACCAGCAGCACCGTTCTGAGAGTATCCAGAACCAATGTCTCCTGTAGTTGCACCAGTACCAACCGCAGAGAATGCTGTATTTGCTTCGTCAAATAATGCTTCGTCTCCACTCTGATTAGTGTAACGTGAACGCATTGCGAAGATAAGTCCAGTAGGACCAGTCATTGGCTGAACACCTGCTAGGTCATATGCGACCAAGTTAGGCATTGAACGACGGATCAAACTGATTAGAACGGGGTCAAAACCAGCTGTAGGTCCTGCAGCAGCAGATAATCCACCTAAACCAGCAGTAGTTCCACTTGAACCTGTGCTGTTAGTTGGTACTGCTTCTGAAAGAAATTCTCTTTCTTCTCTAATTGACTGTTCTTGGTTCTCCAAGAGTTGAGCAGTCACCATTCTACGATGATTATCCTTAATTGGATCTAGACCATCGTAGTCTAGTAATGGTGCCCACTTCTCCTGCAGAGCTTCCTGATTAATAGGGGCTTGCATTTAAAATTTACCTATAAAAATTTAAGTTTGAATTTATAATATAAAAATCATTTTTATTTTTTAGCGACTCTTCTAAGAGATTGAAGATAAGTTTCCATCGTACCAGTGACAGCTGGTTGATGACCTATTTCTGTACCTTCAGAAATTGTCTCTGATTCGTCTCTTTGAATATTAGCATTCTCTGGGAAATATGAATTTCTTAAAGTAACTAATTTTTCACGATAATTGTCATCACTTTCAAACTCAACATTTTCGGCAAGAGATTGGAACTTATCTTTCTGGGAAAGAGCAAGACCCTCTGCAACTTCTGCAAAAATTACATCAGAAGTTGATTCGGATAATTTCTTGTTTAGAGCAACATTCTTATTAATTTGCTCGTTGAGTTTATCTTCCATTTCATCTAGTTTCTCAACCATAGTGTTGAGTACATCATATTTATCGTCAGGGATTGATACATAATGTTCTTCAAAAAGACTCTTCATTCCAGTTAAGAATGATTCAGTCATTTCTGTCTTAAGACCTGCTTCTACTGCGAGTTTATTTTCATCAACCCACTCATCAGAAACATACTCAAGATAAGCATCAAGCCTTTCAGTTAACTCTGATTTAAGAGTAGCAACTTCTTCGACTAGAGACTTTTCATATTCTTTTTGTATTTCTTCTTTGATCTCAGAAACTTTTGATTTAATCGCAGTTTCAAAAATTGTCCTTGCTTTTTCTTGGAACTCTTCTGAAAGTTCTTCACCTGCAATAAGAGCATTGATGTCTTCATCGACATTAATATTCTTTTCTGCTTCGGTAACAACTTCTTCTTCAGAAACAACTTCTTCAGTAGAAGTTTCTTCTTCTGCAACAACTGTCTCTTCAGTAGTTTCTTCTTCAGAAACAACCTGATCTTCAGCCTTTTCTTCCTCTTCCTTTGCTAATTTTTTAGCAGGTTCTGCAGGTTTTGCACCTTTATTAACAATATCCTTAACTTGCTTAAGAGGTGATGCAGCATCTTTTAATTTTGCTGAATCATCATCAGGCTTATAATTTTCTGGACTCGGTCCACCGAGATCTTCCCAAGTAGCGGGAGTACCTCCTGTACTTAGTTTTTGCATTGGTTCTGCAGGTTTTGCACCTTTAGTAACCACGTTTTCTTCGATGTTTTCCATTTTCTGTAAATCGTTACCAACGGACATTTTTTTAGATCTTTCTTTATAAATCTATATTTATTTATAGATATTACAGATTTGATAAGAAATCTTGGAATAATCCAATCTTATGCTCTGCAAGTCTATTTTCATCAACTAATGAATTAATTGATTTTTTAGTTTTTTCTGCGAGTTGTTCACGAAGAATTCCTCCTTCCCAAACCCACTCTTTTCCTTCCATAATTCCAGATACAAAAGCATCTGGTGCACTAGGATCAGCAACGATATCAGCAGCAGTTGCTAACATAAAATCTTCACCAACAACCTTAATACCATTACGATCTTCTTTTAGTGATCCAACACCACGAGAAGAAACTCCAAGAGTTACACCTTCAGCAATAAGAGATTTTGCAATCTTACCCATAGGTGTTTCAAGAAGTTGTGCCTTACCAATAAAGTTATTTCCTTCTCTTCTTAATGAAGTAATTTTATGTGATACACGATCAAGGTTTACTGTAGGTCCATCTGGATGTCCAAGTTCACCAAGTGCACGTCCTTTCTGAACGAAACTCTCATTATATCTTTCAACTTCTTTTGTAAGAGTATTTACAGGATACATTCTACCATTACGATTTTTAAGATCTCCTTGTAGGAAAACTCCTTCAATATACATCTTCTTTTTAGTACCTTTTCCTTCGGTAATAAACTTGACGCTTGAAATTTCTTCTGTAATGAGTTTCATTTTTTTAATTTGTAAATCCTACTTTTGCTCCTTTAACTGCAGCATTACTTGCAAAAACACAATGAGTATATTTCTTCTCAAGTGTTTCTACTGAAGTTGCTGGCATTGTAAAAGAACCAATACCAGTTCCACTTTGAGTTTCTACAACACTAACTACATGAGCACTAGAGTCGGTATTGACTAAACGAACAGCTGATGCTTCACTAAAACTAGTGGCAGTTCCAGTAGTCGTAGGACATGCTGCTTCTGCACCTAAAACCAAAGTCCTTGACATTATTATTCAAATATACTTAACTATGAGTTATTTATGATAAACCATATCTTCCTTTATGTGCATCATAATTTGTCTCTATCTGAGTTGTGGTTAAAGGTTCAGAATAAACCCTAAATATTGAAATTTGTCCATCCCAATAAGAAGAATATGTAGCAGAAGATGATCTACGTCCTAAATTC